CATTTACGTAGACAAGGCTGATAGCTCTAGAGTAGACATCTTAGGGGGTGGTAACGTATCGTCTAAAGAGTACGTTTTGTTAAACAACGCCGTGTTTGTACTACAACCCGGAGATGTAGTAAAGGCGTTTACCACTTCAGCAGGTGACGTAGAGTTTGTAATAACCTTTGACCTCCTAGAAGCCCCTGCAGTCTTTGTAAAATTCAACGGCGCATGATTACTATTATAGGTGCCCCTTGGTGTGGTCCTTGTCAAGCCATAAAGAAAAAACTAGACAAGGCTAAAGTAGACTACAAATTTATAAACGTAGACGACACACCTAACGGATGGGATTTAGTAGAAACGTTGTCAGGCCGTCGGGCTATTCCTTGTATTACGTACAAGTTTAGATCGCCTAGAGAGTTTTACTTGGCAATGCAACAAGTGGGCTTAGAAGCCTTTGACACGCCCACAACACAACCAAAGGGCAAGACTAAAGATGGAACTTGACGTAAAGTTTACACCTTGGCAGCTTGAGGTATGGAACAATGACACTCGTTTTAAAGTTGTTGCTGCTGGTCGCCGTACTGGTAAATCCCGCCTTGCTGCTTGGCTTTTAATCATTAACGCACTACAAACTGACAGAGGACACGTATTTTATGTTGCACCCACTCAAGGACAAGCTAGAGACATTATGTGGCAAACTCTCCTCGAGCTTGGACATCCGGTTATCTCAGGGAGCCACATCAACAACCTACAAATTAAACTGGTCAATGGGGCAACTATTAGCCTTAAAGGTGCAGATAGACCAGAAACAATGCGAGGTGTCAGCCTAAAGTACCTCGTCATGGACGAGTACGCAGACATGAAGCCAGACGTATGGGAGCAGATACTGAGACCTGCTCTGGCTGACCAAAAGGGATCTGCGTTGTTCATCGGTACGCCTATGGGACGTAACCACTTCTACGAACTCTATAAATACGGAGAGTTATCTGAAGACGAAACGTACAAGGCTTGGCACTACACAAGCTACGACAACCCTATTCTTGATCCGTCTGAGATTGATGTTGCTAAGAAGTCGATGTCAAGCTATGCCTTCCGTCAAGAGTTTATGGCATCGTTTGAAGCCAAAGGCTCAGAGATGTTTAAGGAAGAGTGGGTAAAGTTCTCAGACGAAGAGCCACCAGATGGCGACTACTACATAGCCATTGACCTCGCAGGTTTTGAAGAAGTAGGCAAGAAACGAACAAAAAACTCTAAACTAGACGAAACAGCTATTGTTGTAGCTAAAGTCTGTGACAACGGAAACTGGTGGGTAGACAACATAATATATGGACGATGGGACTTAAATGAGACGGCTACAAAGATATTTCAAGCTGTCCGTGACTATAAGCCTGTTAGTGTTGGCATTGAAAGAGGAATTGCTAAACAGGCCGTTATGTCGCCCCTTATGGACTTACAGAAGAAATACAACAAGTTCTTTAGAGTCGAAGAGCTTACACACGGAAACCGAAAGAAGACAGATAGAATTATGTGGGCACTACAAGGCAGATTTGAAAACGGTGTTATCACCTTAAACAAGGGCGAGTGGAACAGTAGATTTTTAGACCAGTTGTTTCAGTTCCCTGACCCGTTAACACACGACGACTTAGTGGACGCTTTGGCGTACATAGACCAACTAGCTCAAGTCCCCTACGGCATCGGTGATCTTGAGTTCGAAGAACCAGAAATTATTGACGCTATAGCGGGATACTAAATATGGCTACGGAAGAAAACCTGTACGACCTAGACCCCATGATGGTAGAGGAATCTATCGAAGAGTGGGTGATGACCAAGTGTGAAGACTGGCGTGACCACTTTGAGTCTAACTACGAAGAAAAGTTTGATGAGTACTACAGACTCTGGAGAGGAATCTGGGATCCTTCGGACGCAGAGCGCAAGTCTGAGCGTAGCCGAATTATCTCTCCTGCACTCCAGCAGGCTGTAGAATCTAACGTAGCTGAGCTAGAAGAGGCCACGTTTGGACGAGGCAAGTGGTTCGACATCAGTGACGACATGAACGACAAAGACCGTCAAGACGTTATGTACCTACGTAACAAACTGACGGAAGACTTCGAGAAGACTAAGGTACGTAAGGCTGTAGCTGAGTGTTTGATTAACGCTGCTGTGTTTGGCACAGGTATCGGTGAGATCATCATAGAAGAAATAAAAGAGATGGCCCCTGCTACACAGCCAATCATGGACGGACAGCTTCAGGCTATCGGTGTTAACATCACTGACCGTGTGGCTGTAAAGCTAAAGCCTGTGATGCCTCAGAACTTCCTCATTGATCCTGTAGCCACTTCTGTAGAAGAAGCTATGGGTGTTGCTGTGGATGAGTTTGTAAGCAAGCACCAAGTAGAGCTTCTGCAAGAACAAGGGGTGTACCGTAAGGCTCTGATTGAGTCTGCTGCCCCAGACACTGACCTAGAGCCTGACCAGAACCTCACAGTGTTCCAAGACGACAAAGTACGACTAACCAAGTACTACGGCCTAGTCCCACGTAACGTCCTTGAGGCTGCCATAGAAGAGGACGTAGAGGGTGACTCAATGTACGTTGAGGCCATCGTTGTTATTGCTAACGGTGGTACACTCCTGAAAGCTGAAGCTAACCCCTACATGATGCAGGATCGTCCTGTAGTGGCCTTTCCTTGGGACGTAGTTCCCGGACGCTTTTGGGGCCGTGGTGTATGTGAGAAGGGCTACAACAGCCAAAAGGCGCTCGATACAGAGATTAGAGCACGTATTGATGCCCTAGCCTTAACTATTCACCCAATGCTCGCTATCGACGCTACACGGCTTCCTAGAGGGTCTAAGCCAGAGATACGCCCCGGTAAGATGATTTTAACCAACGGAGACCCTCGTGAGGTTCTTCAGCCATTTAACTTTGGACAAGTAGGACAGGTAACCTTTGCACAAGCAGCAGCCCTTCAACAGATGGTTCAACAAGCAACTGGAGCGGTGGATTCAGCAGGTATCGCAGGACAAGTTAATGGGGAGGCTACTGCTGCTGGGATCTCTATGTCTTTGGGTGCTATTATTAAACGGCATAAGCGAACTCTTATAAACTTCCAGCAGTCGTTCTTGCTCCCGTTTGTTACCAAGGCTGCACACCGTTACATGCAGTTTGACCCTGATAACTACCCTGTTAACGACTACAAGTTCAACGCTAGCTCTACTCTGGGCATCATTGCCCGTGAGTACGAGGTTACACAGATGGTGCAACTCTTACAGACCATGCAGCAAGACAGTCCTCTGTACCCTGTGTTGATCCAGAGCATTATCGACAACATGAACTTGAGCAACCGTGAGGAGCTTATCGCTGCTCTACAGCAAGCCTCACAGCCTAATCCTCAAGCTCAACAGATGGCTATGGCTGCACAACAGGCACAGCTTGAGTTCCAGCAGAGTCAGACTGCTGCGTTGCAGGCGCAGGCTCAAGAGTCTCAAGCACGGGCACAGAAGTACATGGTTGATGCTCAGCTTGCACCACAGGAGCTTGAGATCGACAAGATTGAAGCTATCACCCGGAACCTACGTGAAGGCGACCAAGAAGACAAAGAATTTGAACGTCGCTTAAAAGTAGCGCAAACTCTCCTAAAGGAAAAAGAGGTCAACGCACGTAATGCTAACAACCAAGGAACTCGAACAAGCCCTAGTCCAGCTAATCAACAGCCACAACGGGCTCCTCAAGCGCCTGTCCCAGCTAGAGGCCCAAGTAACATCTTTGGAGGCCAAGGTCAATGAGCAGAAAACCAGCCAAAGGCAAAGCCCGAGTAAAAGTAACAGCAGGAGGCAGAAAAGTCAGCTACGGACAGAAGGGAGCGAAAGTTAAACCCGGTACGTCCAAAGGTGATTCCTACTGTGCCCGTAGTGCTGGTCAGATGAGGGATCATCCCAGTGCAGCAAAAGACCCCAACAGCCCTCTGAGGCTCTCACGTAAACGCTGGAAGTGTTCTGGCTCTAAATCAAGGAGAAAGTAACTATGCCAATGGTTAACGGAAAGAAGTACCCCTACACCAAAGCTGGGAAGAAAGCAGCAGCAAAGGCTAAAGCTAAGTCTAAAGCTAAACCTAAGATGAAGAAGGGGTACTAAAGTGCCTAAGCAAGGGCTATACGCCAACATCCACGCTAAACGCAAGCGGATCAAGGAAGGCTCAGGTGAAAAGATGCGTAAACCGGGATCTAAGGGTGCGCCTACAGCTAAAGCCTTCAAGAAGGCCGCTAAGACAGCAAAGAAACGGTAATATTACCAAAAATAATGCTTGACTTTATAGCCCCAGTGTGTTATAATATTATTATAGTTACCACTGGAGTTATTACTAATATGTCAGATATAGTATGGAAAGACGAAGTAGAAAACTTAAAGGTTTTACTAAAAACTAAAACTATCGATCAAATAGGTCGTGACTATGGTGTTACTAAGCAACGTATATACCAAGTTATGCAAAAGTTTGGACTTGAGACAGAGCTTAGAAAACGTAAGTCTTTCCTAAAGGGTAAAACACCTAAGCAGTACTGGCTAAACCACATGTTAGTACGCAAAGGAGTACCAAAGGAAGATAGGATAACCTTCTTAGAGACTCTAGAAGTCCCAGATGAGTGTCCTATGCTGGGAATACCTTTGAACTACGAAGGCGGCTATGGCGGCGGGTGGCAAGGAAGGACAGACAACAGCCCTTCAATAGACCAAATAGTGCCATCTAAAGGCTACACACTAGACAA